GAAGTACTTCAGATTTTCACTGAAATGATTTTTGGTTTTTAAACCAGTCTCGACATTGGTTTTCATATTTATTGGATTTAAAGTGTTTTATTGATTATCCGTTAGTTAAATCAAAGAATGCATCTAGTGAGCTTTGAACTGATATTGGTGTTAATGGCTGATTGAAAGTGAACATTTAAACATAAACCTTTCGGTTTTTAATTATTTCTTGCAGTTCATCGTCTGATAATTCCCATGCTGTGATCACAGTACCATTTGGATCTTCGGGAATTTTGAGCGCTGGTAGCGGTAAGTACTCAGGCTGATTTTCTCCAAAAACAATGTTTTGGCCTTTGAATGATGTAGGTTTCATTTATTGATCTGGTTTAGTTTTTTGCTCCGACATGTCCTCGAAAATGACGGTCGATGTGATTTCGTGAACGATTGGATTATCCTTATCTCCGATGTGCTGCCTAACCTCTTTGAACATTTCAGGCTTATGAGCTTTAAGCAAAACAATCATCAAAGTATCTGAATATTCCCTAACTGTAGCGACCTTTACGCCTTGGTGGAAGATCGGTTTAAGTACACCATCGAAAGCCCTTCGATTAGCCTCATCTTGTAATCCATCGGCGCCAATTCTTTTTGCTTTAGCCAGGCGTTTTGCAAACTCCGGAATAGTATCTTCCCATTCGTAAATGTTCTTTCTAGCTACTTTGGCCTTGCGGCATGATGCGCTTATGTTACCCGATTTCTCAATATTTTCGAGAACAGCGTCCATCTTTTGCTCTCTCGTCCTGTCATCGTTTTTTAACTGTCCCATTGTGCGAATGATAACTAAGTTTTCAAAATTAAACAATTATTTTCAATTAAAAATTTTTAGCGCTGATTTTATCAGTTCGATTGTTTCGGATGTCATCATCTGTTCAGGCGATCGGCTTATGACTCTCCAACCGAGCGAGGCAGCAAGGGAACTTTTATCCATGTCACGCTGAATTCCTGTTCCCGAGCTGTGGCCGCTGTTTCCTTTGGACCAGATGCCGCCGTTCTGTTCGATGCCGATCTTGTGTTCAGGAATGGCATAATCAAACCGGAACTCTCTTTTTGTTGAGAAGTAGAATTCCGGCCAGATATCGATCTGAAGTTCAATCTCCATGAGCTTCATGAAAAAGTCTTTTTGATTTGCTTTGTTCCGGATGTTTCGTTCGTCATGGATATCGCCAGTTTTGATGAGATTTTTGCCGCGTGTCTTTTTTGCTTTTACGGAAGTGATTCCCATTTCTGCCGCTTGAGTAGGCGTGTAGTAAACCCCATCTTTTTCGATCCATCCGCGTTCAGTTATCGACTTGATCAATTCTTTAGCGATCTGTGGCTTCATTATTTCCTCCGATCTGGTGCGTTTTTCCCAAAGTTGACTATGTTGAACATTTCACGCAACCTGGAACGGACACGGTAACCGTAACGCTCATCAAGTTCAGCGCTACTCAGGTTGGTAGTGAGATGAAATAATCCAAGCAGACCATTATCGTAAATGTCGGAGATAATATCTTGCATGACGTTCATTTCATTTCCGAAATTCTTTTTGATGGCTTCGGTTCCAAGGTCATCGAAACATTTTCCTTCCTGAGTGTGGCCAAAATTCATGTGTGGCGCAATTGGTGCCATTTGGGAATAAGTGTAAACGGAGTTGGCTCCATTCTCCTGATATTCGTTAGCGATCCTTTTGCAGGCGATCACGCTGTAAGGCCTGAACGAATTGATACTGAACATTCGCATGAGGGATGTTTTTCCGCAACCAACAGGACCGAACAAAAGAAGTCCTTTTTTCAGTGACATGCCTTCCGATTCAAAAGATTCATCGCCTGAAAAATATTGGCAAAGCGCCGTGTATTCATCCCGATTATGATCATCGAGAATGTAAGGTTCTATTTTTTGGGATTTGAGTTTTTCGATCAACTCCGAATTTTCGATGTCACAAACGTTGTGTTTGATCCTGACATTTCTGTCGAGCTCTTCAAATCCCCATTTTTGGTAAACTGGTTTTTCAAAAATCTTTTTCCGGTACTCAGCTTCACGGATCTTTGCATCTTTAAATTTTTTCGCTGCGTAAATGGCTGCATTGGTTTCCTCTTCGGTCAGCTCAATGTGATCATAGTTCGCCGAAATCTTTATCCCCGTTTTGATTGCTGTTGTTATCGCGTCCGTTATTTTTGTTTCCATTTTTTTGAGTATTAAATTCTTCTTTTCTGTCTATCCATCCTGAAGCTGCTGACTTCCAGATTTTCATTTTGTTTTTGCCGACGTACCAGTTTTTTGAGGTGTAGAAATCGACAAACTTTTTCGCTTCTTTTTTGCATTCGGCATCGCTCCAAAATGTTTCATTAATTTTTGATGAAAAGTATTCTTCTACATCAGATTGAGAGGGCGGTAAAAACTTCAAGTTTTTACTCTCTATCTTCTCTTCTTTACTCTTCTCTTCTTTACTCTTCTCTTCTTTAGGGATAACTAGCGCTAGATTGGGGGTTTCTTGCGTCAATCTAGCGCTAGATTGGTCGATTTTACCCTCAATTTCGTTCAATACATCGCTGTATTGAAAAATTTTACCAGATCTGTTTCTATATGCATCTGTTATAGATTCCATGAAATCTTTGCTCCATAAAACACAATGTTTTTCATATAAATACTTGTCTAAATACTCGAGCTTAACCAAGTCATTGATGATATCATTAGCGTCCTTTTCGGTTACTTTTAAGGCTGAAACCAAATACATAAATTTCATTTCATTCTTGATATTTATGTAGTGGTTCGCTGCTTTACCAAGTTGCTCGAGAAGTCTATAAAACGCTGCATATCCATCATTACCATATTTAGTTTCAATCACATGCAAAGCGATGCCGTGATTACATTCATGCGGAAAGTAGTCAACATCTTTTCTCTGTTCTCTGGCCATTTTATTCGTTTATTTTGGACTGTATTATTATTTTTTGTTGGTTCTCTTTTGGTATTATGCCCACATAGTGTTTTAAAACATGTCCTTCCACTGCGTTTGGACTCACGTCGAATGCATGGCCAATCTCGATGAAAGACTGGCCGTTCGCATACATCCGGCACATCTCCGATAGCTGATAGGGAGTGAACCTAAAAGAGTGGTGGAGTGATTTATATCCGTTTTTCATATTCATCAATCGCTTTGAAAACTTGTAATGCTACCTGTGGAACTATAGCGTTTCCGAGCGAGGAATTTCTATGTTCGTCCAGTCTGGTGGAAAACCCATCATTAATTCCGACAATAAGGGGTTCACACACATGTCCCTTTCTGGAATCATAGGAGAATTTTGAAGGTGCCACGCTTTCATTAACCAACCTAAAACTGTCCCATATCTCGCTCCACTCGCACGGTGATGGATGCCCTGAGAAATTCTTTGAGGCGTAGTCCATCCCCTTTCGAATGACACTTTTGCCGCTAAGGTTGGCAATAATCCAAACTCTCTCCCTTTTGTGAGGTGCTCCGACACCACAAGCTGGAAGTAAAAACGCTTGTACTTCGTAGCCCTCAGTCTCCAACTCAGCTTGCACCTGTTCGAATACCATCCCTCCATTCCAACTAACAAGGCCGGGAACATTTTCTCCAACAACCCAACTCGGTTGAACTTCGCGAATGATTCTAAGCATTTCTGGCCATAAATGGCGTTCGTCTTGATTACCTTTTTGCTTTCCTGCGAGGGAGTACGGTTGGCATGGAAATCCTCCGGAAATAATGTCAACAAACCCTCTGTATTTTTTTGCGTCGAAACTGTTGATATCTTCATATAACTTACTGTTTGGAAAATTTTTATTTAAAACTTTTTGACAAAATGGGTTCCACTCACATTGGAAAATGTTTTCCCAACCCATCCATTCGGCTGCGAGATCAAATCCTCCAATTCCGCTGAATAATGATCCGTGACGCATCAGTACACCCCCGTTTCAAATAGTGATCCCTGAGCTTTTAAAGCCGTTGCTTTTTTACAGTTTTTAACCATCGTATCGAAATAACTATCCTTTAGTTCGCAGGCGATTGCTTTTCGATTATTGTTTAATGATACATAAGGCTCTGAACCGATGCCGCCAAAAGGAGTGAAAACAGTGTCGCCGGGATTGCTCCAAAGGTTAACAGCACGATGGATAACTTCCAATTGAAGCGGTGCGATATGCTTCTCATCTCCCATTGCAGTACCTTCTTTACCGTTTAGCACATCAGTACGTTTGATGTCCATCCAAACAGGCGAAGCCCATTTCTGCCATAGATCAAGCGGAATGTTTTGTTTGGTCAAATGGTTAACTGGTTCCCAATTAGATTCATCAGTGCCGTCCCATTTTTTGAATATGGTCAGGTATTCAGCCATTCCGATACCTGTCAATGCTGAATTGGATGTGAGCGTTTTATAAAGCAATCGCTGCGTTTTGGTCCTTTGCATTTCAAGCACCGGATCACACCAGATCGTTACTTTTGAATGAAGTTTAAAACCAACTTGATTTGAGTTGTACAACTTTTGATTAAGATCAGCGAAGTCTTTTAGCAGAAATTCTAAAGCAGTTTCAAACTTATCTTTTTCGCCTTGATCTTCTTCTTCCGAAATCCACTGTTTCAGTTCCTCTATTTCGAAACTAAGCTTTTTAAGACTTTCTTTATAGCCATCAGCCAAAGCGTTTTGAACCGCTCTTGTGTGTTCGGCCGTAAAGTCATACATGCCAGTATAACCAGAAGAGTTTTTGTAAACGCCTAAATCTTTGGTATGGCAAACCATTAATCTACCTGGTTTCAATTTAGCGTACATCTTTCTAAGCAGGAAAGCATATTGCTTAAAGAAATCCTCATGACTTGCATTGTTGCCCATGTCATGAATGTAATTCGAGTAAGTGAACAATGAGCTGAACGGCGGACTAAAAATGATAAGGTCAAGTGAATTATCTTCCAGCCTATCGATCTCTAAGCAGCTATCGCCTTTCATCAGCCACATCTTTTCATCACGATATTCTTTATACTCATAATGATGAAGCAATCCATATTCTTTGGAATTGATGTTTTTATTCATCTCGCTTTGCATCTCAAGGAATTGTTTTTCCTTTATGCGAATTGATTTGATGACATTTTCCATTGTATCTGTTGTGATCAGGTAGATGTTAACGGTGTGCTTTTGTCCGTAACGGTACGATCTTCTTATTGCCTGGTACAAGCCTTCAAAAGAAAAGTCAAGCGAGGCAAATATCTGATTGTGGCAATTTTGGTAATTCAAACCGAATTGGGCGATCTTGGTCTTTGTGATCAGAACGCGAAACTTGTTTTCGGCAAAACCAAGTAGATTAGCTTTTTTGATCTCTGGCTGATCAGATCCTTTGACCTCGACGGCATCGGGAATCAACTTTCGAAGCTCTTCGCCTTCCTCATTCTGTTTGATCCATATGATGAACTGTTCTTTTGATCCGTTAACGATGTTGGCAACCTCACTCAATCGCTCGAGCTTGGTCAATCTCAATTCACTGTTGAAGTTGGTCGCATTGATGGCTTTATTGTTGAACAGCTGACCTTCATTACGGTTTTCCGTAGTGATATGTCGTTCGATATACTCAAGATTTGGAAGGTTGTAGCCTTTTTCAGGAAACCCGATATCTGAAGGATTGCAGAACATCTTTGCCCAGCTTGCGATCCATCCGTAAAAGTCAGCTTTCGCATGGCCTTTTAAACGGTAGTTGTTCATCCCCTCTTCACGAACAAACCATTTTGAACGCATGTCCTGAGCGTCGAGGATATCAAGGAACTCGGAATGATTTCCGATCTCATTAAGATCGTTAGGCGATGGCGTGGCGGTGCAGGCCAGTTTGTAAGGGGTTAGCCTGAAAGTGTCAATGATCAAATTCTTATATGCACCAGTGAAGTTTTTAAGGATTGAGCTTTCATCGAGAACCACTCCGGCAAACTGTTCAATAAACCCTTGAATGTTTTCAAGCTGCTCATAATTGATGATGAATATTTCGGCGGGCAATTGATCGAGTGAATAAAACTCATCCAAAAACGGAATGACTTTGATCCCGAACTTGACGCCCTCTTGAACGGTTTGAGCGGTCACGGCCAAAGGTGCCAGAATAAGCACAGTCTTGCCTGTATGGTTGCGAACCTGATTGGCCCACTCCGATTGTTGAAATGTTTTGCCCAGTCCGCAATCTTCGAACAATGCAGCTTTACCGCGTTTCAAAGCCCACGCCACACAGAACTTTTGAAACGGTTTGAGTTTCTTGTTCAGTTTTTTTTCATCGATCTCGAATCCCGATTCGATGACCACTTGTTTTTTATTCTCTAAAATCTCGTTATAATCTTGCATCCTGTTTATGGTTGAAAAGTTTAATCAAACTGTTAACTGTTGTGGTTTCAAATTCATCCACGGCACCACTTACCGTGTTTGCTATTTCTCTTTTTTCTTGGATCAAATCGTATATGTCCTCATCTATGGTGTCCTCTCCAAGAAAATAAGAGCACATCACATTGTTTTTTTGGCCGATACGGAAACATCTGTCCTCTGCCTGATCCATTATCGCAGAATGCCAACCCTGTTCAATGAAAGCAACATTTGAAGCTGCGGTAAGCGTCACTCCCACACCAGCTGCTTTAAGGTTACACACGATCAGTTTCATTTCCGGATCTGTCTGAAATCTGTCAATGGCCGCTTGCTTTTGATTGGTGTCATCCTGGCCGGTAATGCGAACAGAATGAGGAAATTCTTTTTGAACGGCCGTGATGATCTCGGTCAGGCTTGCGAACACAACCAGTTTTTGACCACTGGCAAGCGTGTCATGAATGAAATCAAAAACATCTTTCAGTTTACCTCTGGCCGATATGTTTTTAAGCACCCCTATCTGCATCAGAACTTCAGCGTTCATGCTTTTCTCGATCTCGTGAGTTGTGGCATTTCTATACTTTGCCAGATAAGCGGCAACATTATCACGGGCGTCGTTATATTCTTTACGGGCCTCTTTTGAAAGCTGACAAATTATTTTTTGCCTCATCTTATCGGGCAGATCCTGAATGATGTCTTTATCGGTTTTGTTCCTGCGATAAAAGCAATGTTTGTTCAGGTTGTAATTAAGTTCCTGCAAATTCGATGCTTCACGAGGTCCTCCACAATAATGCTTCATGAAATGTTGATATCCTCCAAGCGTTTTCATGTGATCCATTATTCCGAGCAAGGCAACCAGATCTTGAGGTTTGTTAATTACAGGCGTTCCAGTTAAAAGCAAGATGTTTTCTTTTCCTACTGATATCCCTTTCACTATTTTCGTTGTGATGGTGGCCAAGCTTTTCAATCTGTGCGCTTCATCGGCCACTATCGTTTTAAAGAAGTTCAGATACTTTTCTTTGAAATGGAAATGCTTAATGGTCAGCTTTTTCTTTTTGCCCGTCTCCTCATTGATTCCAGGATCATCAATGTGATCGACGAAATACTTTTTCAAGCTTTCATAATTCACGATAAAGATCTGCGCCATTCCGGCACGGTAATACTCTGGAAAAGTATTTTTGATGCTATCGGTCAAAACTATCGCTTTGGCTCCTGAAACCGTTGCAAATTCACGTTGCCAATTGATTTTAACAGATGAAGGACAGACAACCAAAGCAGGATAAACAACCTCGCCTTTGGCGTGAAGCCCATGAAGTGCTGCAATGGCCTGTGAGGTTTTGCCCATTCCCATGTCATCGCCACTGATACATCTGCGTTTTTGCATCATGTAGGCCACGCCGCCCTCCTGAAAATGGAACAATGGGCGTTTTAAAGGAATCGGAGTTTCCAATGCCGGCAAAGGCGCGATCACGAACTGACTTGTGTTCCTTACTTCAGTAGGACGATCGAAATCCAGGCCGAACTTTTTAGCGAAGTCAGCAACAAGATCTTTTTGAGACAAAGGAACTTTCCAATATTTGTTGTTCCAATCCCACGAACGACCGGGTAAAGCCTTTGCGGCCGCTAAAACTTTCGGAATAGGCTTGAACTGCAGTGCGTAGTGATCCTGCATCGTTTTTACTTCTCCTATGTACATAGCTTGCCTTTCATTTTACTCATTACTTTTCTCGACATAATGGTTTTTATATTGGATGGTTAGTTAAAATAAGTCGGGGTATTTCACGTTTCCCCGACTAGATAAAGTGTTTAATACGAGTTCACTATTCTCATGATTTAAAGAACGATTGCAGTAGTGAGCTGACTTTGTGAACAGAGCAGGATTCGAACCTGCATAATGCAAACCACTGGACAATTAATCCGTATACGGTCGGGTTGCACATTCCGTATTAGCGTCTACCAATTCCGCCATCTGTTCAAATTGCCGGAAAGCTAACCGGCCACCATGTCGCTTTTTTAATCTATTTCATTGCCTTCTTCATCGAAGAGATCGAGTTGAGATGAAGGCGCTATTTTGCCGTCTAAGTATCTCAATGCCTCATCACATGCATGCTCGATCACATGAGAATACTCTTCACGCCATTTGTAAGATCCATCGAATGATATTGATGCGGTTTCGATCTTTAGCGATCCGTATTGAGTTGCGCTCGTACCTTTCATGCTACAAGTTGAACCGCTCGGATCATAATTGATTTTGAAACCTTCAACTTTGAAGTTCATGAGGAAATCAGGATCATCATCTAGTGAAGCCAGATCATCACTACGTCCATCCAATTGATTTGCGAGAATTGCATAATGAGCCCTCAGCAATTCAATGGCTTGCAATAAATCCGGATGAGGTAACGATTTCACGTCTGACTTATCATCCGAATGGATTAGAATATCCTCACGTTCATCTTCATCGATATCCTCACGTTCATCAGGAATCGTGATTGTCTTTTCAAATTTCACGTCCACGCCTCCGTGGCTTTTCAGCATTACGCTTGTAATCCTGCGAGTGATGGCGACCTGAGCGCCTGTGTCTGCTGTTAGTGTGTTCATGATTATTTTTTATGATATCCTATTGAACCATTTTGGTACTTTCTCGATTCAAATTTTGAATCATTCCAAAATTGTTCAACTAAAAATTTTTCATTCTTAGTAAGCTTTTTGCCTTTAAGCTTTTCGGCTTTTTCTAATTCTTCTTTCATTTAATTTTAAATTTAGTATAGTGTAAAGTCATCATCATCATCTTCCATTTCGATGTTAGTTACTTGTCCTGTGTTCAGCTGCAGTATCTTATCGTTAAATGTTTTGATGTTCCAACTTTCGATTGGTTGGGTTTGAAGCATTTCGGCTTTGGCCTTCACTACTTCCTCTGTTACCGGGTTAATGGCGTAAATGGCCGCTGATCCGTAGAACTTAGTGAAAGGACCGTTTTTAGTTGTTTCCGGAACATCTACCCGCAGCATGTTCGTGCCGGCGATGTTCTGTTCGGTACATTTGCCGGCGATCTGTGAATGGCCGAACAATTCGACAATGCACCATAAATCTAGTTTTTCTTTTGTGGTGTCCATATTAAAAAAGTGATTGTTGATTTTGTGGTTTATCGGTTCCGTTGATTAACTCTTTGTCGACTTGAGACTCGAGCTTTTTGGCATTATCGAGATGGGTTTTGTTCCTGGTTCTGAAAAATGCTTTTTGCTCATCTCTTAGCTTTTGCACTAAGGCTCTGAATTCATGATCTTCCATAATTAAAAATCTAAGAAATCAGCGACTGGATCGAATTGTGTGATCAATCTACCTTCAACCTTTCGTGATGGAAACTGACCAACTATGCTTTTGGAAATATACTTGCCAATGCTTTCGCAGTTGATAAGTTCAATAGCCACCTCGGAAGTGATGCCCGAATAGATGTAAGATGAGCCATTTTTGAACTGTACGAACAGCTCTTTTTTATCCGCATTAACGCCATAAAAATCGACGTTGCTTGATGGCCTTTGGTTGACAGAGAAACCCTCGATTTGCTCATCAACTGAATATTTTTGTTCGTTTACTGTTACTGTTTTCATTAGGGTTAATTTTTAAGTGAAAGAATTATGTCTCTGTCTATTGGATCTGCGAAATAATTGGCAGCGTCATCCAAGGATTTGGTTGGCGTATTCCTGGACGATGTGTGCGAGATTAGCTGAATGTGACTCACTTGAATAAATGAATTGTCCATGCTCATTAGCAATGAATTCATTTTCTTTTAAAAATTCTTCTGGTGTTTTCATAGTAATTGTCCGTTATAATCTGCCTACGTTCCTTAATAATTTGATCATGTGTTTTTTGGCTTGATCTTCGCCGTTGACATATATCTTTCCGGTAACGTAAATGTTCAGTACCACTCCATCGGTCGTTTTCATTTGGTAGCCGTAATCAATGTCTTTTTCGCATTTTAACTCTATGTCGTGATCTGCTAACACGCATCTAATGTCATCGCATAAGGCCGGTAGGTCGATGTGTCTTTTATTTCTGTTTGCCATGTTTTATTCATTTATTGGTGCGATGATCAAAATGATTATGGTAACTGCGATTATCACATAAATCGGTTTGGCGTAGTCTGATGTTAATAGCTTTTTCATTTTTAAAGTTCTATTGGTTCTTGCTTTGGATTAACTTTTAAATAAGCCTCATTAGCTTCCGATAAAACATTGTGGATTTTATGGAAAAGGCCTTGTGCAATTTTATCAGATGTATAAAAGCTCATTTCGAGAGATTTTAACAGGATTCTATCAGCTTCCCTAAATGTGAATGAGAAATAATAATCTTCATCCCGTTGAGAGCTTTGATCTGATATATGGAATTTATAAGAATTATAACCGCCATACCACTTACCGCCAAGATCTGCCTCGTGTTTATTTTCACCTTGCCTAATCCATTTATCAAGGCATTCGATTTCTTCACCTGTAAAGAAAATTTCTATTTGAACTATGTATATGAATTGATATTTCATTATGCTGTTAGTTTTAATGGCCGTTAGGCTCTGTTTGAGGACAATCGTACAATTCCTGCCCTAATCGATTAATTAATCTTGTAGCCCTTTGAGCGACTTCGCTATCAACAGCTTTGCCAGCTGTTTCTAAATAAATGTTAAGCGCTACGCCAATCAAGCTCACATCCTTGTAATGCAGCTCTGTTACTATCTTTTCGTTTATATCGAATCCCATTATGCTGATAATTTTAGTCCATCGAAAAGCATCCAGTACTTGAAAGAAAGATCCTGATATTCTGCTTTGCCTTTCTTGTAGTACTTGTCGCCTCTGGCGATGGGAATTTTAAATACCTGTTGATTTACTTTGCTTATGCCGATTAGCATATCCTTTTCGGTTCCTTCCAAATCCATGTACCAGGCACGGGAACGGAAGTAGTCAAAGTGTTCACAAGCTGCCTCAAACTGTTTTTGAGTTTCAGCAGTCGTGCTTTTGATGTCGCCCCCCATTTTCCAGGCCTTAACCAACAAATCCCACTTGCAACGAACACCAGCGCTCAACTGAAACTTGAATCGGTTGTGCTCGATATCGAAGTTGTGATTCACTGTGATCGCCTGAAAGTCGGCCGCTTCGTTTATCATTCTGCAAAACGGATCTTTTAAGTAGGATGCTTTCATCGCTTTGGCCAGATCGAAATCCGCTTGAGTGAACTTGTAATCGCAATACTTGACTGTTAGATTATAGAAATCAACTTTGTCGATCTCAGTGATCATGTTATCAAGCAAGGTTCCGAAAGCATAGGCCTTTTCTTTACCCCCGAATTCTTCACGGGGATAAAGTAGGGCTTTCAGGGACGACAAATCTGAATTGGAAACTTCGGAACGGCCAAAATAGGGATCTTGTGTCATAACTTACTTGGTTACAACTGCTTTAACTTCATCTATGTAGTTCACATAAATGTTATCTATGAACACACCGCCGCCTTTGATTCCTGCTTTCTTTTCAGCGAAAGCTTTCATCTGTTTCATGGTTTTCTTTTCGATATCCGCAGGAGCCATTCCTTTGCCTTCATGCTCGAACCAGAACAGGAATATGGCGCCCCAACCTTCAGCACTCGATACCTCGATAGAATAAGACTCTTTTGTTTTGGCTTGAGATTCGGCCAGTTGAGCCATCGACATTTGAGCATCGAAAGCGGTTGCGGCCTCATTCATTTTCTTTTCCTCTTCGATGCGTTTTTGATCGGCTAGTTTTTGAGCTTCCTGATCAGCGGCCAATTGAGCGGCCTCGCGTTCCTGACGTTCCTTCGCTTCTTTCTCAAGGCGTTCTTTTTCCGCAGCGCTGGATTTCGCAATGGCTTTCAGCTCGTTGATTCGTGAGGGTATCTTGTCGATCGATTCAGATTTTGCAACCTCCATGTTTTCAGTGAAATTGGCAGATAGCTCATTGTATAGGCTGTCACGAACCTCAACTATTATGGTGTTCAACTCTTCGTTGCTGTGATGCGATGCGAACAACGTTGGAACAAGCTCATTGAACTTATCAACAGGATAGTTGATCTTTACACTATTGATAGCTTTTCTGATTTCCTCAACATTTTCAAGTGTCAGCTTATTGAATGTTGCCGCAATGAAATTTTTGAAACTGAAAAGCTTGGTATTATAAAGCTCACGAACCTGTTTAGCGATTTCGGCTTTTAAGTTGATCGCTTCTTTGTCCTTATCCTGTTTGGCTTTGATCTTAGCCTCTTCGATTCTTTTAAGTTCGGCTTTCTCCTTTGCCCATTGGTTACGTAATGCTTGGGCCTGTGCGAAATAAGAAGTTGGTTTTGTTGGATCGATCTCAGCCTCCATACCTGTAAAGACTTTCGCCATTTTGGTCATTAATTGCGTGATCGGCGCTCTGCGATCATTTAGGATCTGTAGCGCTTGTTTAGCTTTCACTTGCCAGTCGTTGATCTCTTTGTCCAGCTCATCGCTCATTCCGGATGCGGCTGTATCGATCAACAATCTGCCTTTTGCCGTGCATCTTTCAAGTAAGCTTTTGTTTTCTGCCAGTACCTGACCTGCGCTTGCCATTGTTGAAGTGATCTCTTCGACCTTGATCAGTTCTTGTGTTGGGTTTTCTGTTGTTGACATGGTTTTTATATTTAATTGTAATAATTGGAATGGTTAAGTCGCCCCGTCTCACGACTAAATGAAAATGATTTACCGGGGCGACTGGGTTTATAATTGAGTTAATTAAAATTCAGGTTCATCAAAGTCGCCCGTCGGCTCAACCTGCACGGTCACCGGCTTGCTTTCGGCCTTAGCCTGATTCAAAGCGCTATCAAAGTCATCTAGCTCGTTAGGGGAAAGTTCCTGATGAGGAATGTCCTCTGTGAATTCGCTGACATCCAAGCCTTGACGGATGGCCGCCTCTTGACTTGGCACGAATGTTTCCGGAATAGATATGGCCTGAACCACTCTAGGATATAGCTTAAAAGCGTGTTTCAGTGTTTTGCCCTCAAGGAAACCGACATCTATTTGGCCATTGTTCGAACTGTAAAGAGGATTAGCGCCTTTGCCACGGTTTTTCTTTTCCGATGCTGCTTTCCATCTGCCAATATCTCCGGTATCGAATGTTTTGAACTCATGTGTGCCGTCTCTCTTTTCGATGCGAATGAATGATCCAATGATCTCAGGCGTTTCGCCACGATCGCCCTTAGACCATTTCACTCTAAGATTTCCAGATTCGTCCAAAAACTCTTCGTATGTGTCGCCTTTGTAAACGATCACTGGTTTTGAAGCGTCTTTTATCTGTCCGTTTTCAATTCGGATCTTCTTTTCTCCGTATGGGGTGGGCTGAGCTACAACCTCCTTGATCCATTGAGGATTTTCTTTTGTTCCGATGTTACGATTACCAGGTATCAGGTAGACATCACTTTGCGATCCGGTTTCAAGACTTAATTTCCAGCCACCAACCTGCATCAGTGCAACGAATAGCGACATAGGAGTGCAGGACTTAAGATCTTCGCTTTCACTGACTCTTCTAAAGAAATTATCTTTTTCCCTTTCGAAAAACTGAAGCGCTTTTTCTTTTGGAACTTGAAACATGGCCATGAATTTTGCCACGAAGTGTTCGCCGATCGCCTTATCTGAAGCGATAGATGTTGGGTGTAGGTTTTTAATGTAACTTGCTGTTACTGCGATTTGATTTGACATGGTTTTTATATTTATTGATTAATGACTCCTAAAAGGAGGGAGGCTATTGCGATCCCAATGGCTACGATCCAAAAGATCTTGCAAGCCTCCAAAACTTCATCTTTAGGTTTATTTTTCATTTTTAATGATTCTTTTGCATTGGTTCAAAAAATTCAATTGATTTTCTCTGTGCCACAATCCACCATTTTTAACATGGTTCTTAGGCGTTGTGACCGATTTGATGTATTTAAGCCAATCCTCTAGGCTTAGCTTTTCAGTTGGTTCAACTGTTGATCGGATGCTAACCATTTGCCACCTCCAGTTCATCTTTGTACATTTCATTTATCAGGTTGATCGCATCCTGATAGGCTGTTTTCGCCCCCATTGATCTTGGTGTGTAAAATGATATGCTGTTTTTACGATTTTCAAGCTCACGAATGATCAATCTTGGTTTGATCGGCATCTCTGGTTTGGCCTCATGACCTGGACAACCCGTAAGAGGACTGAACCCATCACAACCTGAATTACCAAGAAACACATCGCCGTAAGCTTTGCGGCATTCTAAATTAGCCCTGATTTCAGCGCCGTCTTTGCAAGTGGTGGAACCTTCGAATATTTCCCATAGATCAGAATCTGAATGCTCAAGTAAATTCTCGATTCTTACGCATAAGTGGTTGATTGTCATTTTCGATCTAGTTTATGTTCCAGTTAAAAAATTCGTGTTCAGCTTGAGCCTCTTCAGCTTCCTGTCTCTGTTGTTCACTGTAATAAGCTCGTTGATCGGCGTCAAGCTGATCTCTCATTTCTTTTTCCAAAAGCTCTTCTTTCAGAAAATTTTCAAATTCAGCCACTCGACTGGCTTCATTCTGATAATAGTTTTGTACTTTTGACATGGTTTTTATATTTAGTTTTTTTGACTGGATGTAAATTGAAGCCTCGGCCCTCGACAGCTGAGGCTTTCTTTTTTGGTTTTTATATTTCAAGCACTGTTCTCATTCTTGACACAAATCCCACTTCATCCACCCCCAAAGCCTCAAGCGTTTCCCTGTTTTTGCTCCACTGGTTCCTGATATCCTTCATATAGGCCAGTTCCAGTGTTTCATTGTTCTTGGGAGTTGCTTCCGCTTTTTTGTTGATGTAGGCGATCTTCATGGATGATTTATTTTAAGCGCCAAAGAACTTTTTGCCCAGTGGTTTTGTCTGTCCTTACTGAAAATTGTTTATCACTGACCGGCAACCCTGTCGACTTATCTTTCCTATGAAAGTCACGAGTCATAACGCTGTTAAAACTCAAATGCTCGCTTTCATCTTTCAATGGAATATTGCCACCAATCTCCATGTCGTTAAGCCGTTCCTTAATCGTTTTTGGCATTATTAGTTGTTGCAT